GTCTACTCTAGCTCTAAATTTAAATCTCTCACGGTCTCCCCAATAATCTTTAGCTGCGTAGTTTATTTGTTCCAACAACTTATTGTTTTGGTCTACATAATCTGTCCAAATGATACATTCGTATGTAATATTTACATGAACAGGCAATGATACACTATAAATTTGTTTTGTTGGCTTACTAGGAAACAACCCTTTGGTCATTATATCAAAACGATCATACTTATTCTTTTCTGAATAGTGTGAAATCGTCTGATATGTTAAATAACGGTTGAACGTGGCTAATTCTTTGTTATTTTCCACACTTTTTCTACGAATCATCATAGCAGGCAACAATATTTTGCCTTGATTATCACGTATTGCCCCAAACTTTTTCATAGCAACCCATCTTTCTGGATTGCCATAGATAACAGGTACCTTTATAGTTTCTCCGTTATCATTTACCTGTAACTTCAGTTGATTATCCAGTGTAGAAAGTATAGCTGTATCAACATCTAACAGAGTAATTGTTAGGTTTTTTTCTTTATCTGTATCACGACGAACTGCATTTGCACGATTATAATACTTTTTTACATCCGATTGATTTATATTTTTTTCAATTGGATTTGGAGCATTATTTGCATTACCTACATTGTTTGGTCCCCACGCCATAATTATGTTTGTCTTTCTACTAGATTTAACTTGCTTAGTCTTGTATAGTGAGTATTAACAATTAAACTCCAAGACTTATCTGGATGACCGCCTAAAAATTGTTCTTGAACTACGTTATCAATTTCATAATAACGTTCGTTATAAAGTACCAAATCTCCGATTTCTGGAAAGAAATTCGTGATGATACAGTCACGTTCTCTGAATCGATAAACAATATCTTGTTTTCTATCAGGTCCATATCCTTGTGATCCGTCGGCAGATATATCTTCACGTTGAATCAAGGCGGTCAAATTGATACCTGGATAAAACACTTTACCCTTTTCACTACTACTTTCACCATAGATATTTACTACAGTTTCATAAGTAGCAATCTTAAATACTTGTACAACATTTTCTATAATATCACCCATCAATTCAGCATTTAATGAACTCAACATGTTGATATCTCTTGGAGAAAAATATCTACCCGGCGAATAATTTGGGTTGTATATACCAATATCTTTTCGTCCAGATGTCCAATATTGTGGAAACGCTGGATTTTGTTTTGGATACTGTGGTGTGGTTGGTGCTGCCATAAATTATCCAATGTAAATGTGTAATGGAACTTTTGATAACATTTTATTCATCTCTTCAGTTTCCTTACCTTTATTCTCCAATTGATTTACACGAAGAGTTTTTTCCAACATATCTCTCAATTTTTCAAGTAAAGTATCTTTTTCCTCCTTGGCTTCAGCACGTAATTCTGCACCGTCAAGAGTTACTTCACCACCAGGAATTGGCACGGTTGTATATTTTTGAAGAATACGACCCAAAGTTTCTTTACATAATGCTAAGAAATACTTCTTGATCCATTGTTTGCCTGGTTGATTTATCTTACAATATGTACAATATTCGTAAGGCACATCGCTAGGATCACTGATATATTCATAACGAGATCCACTGTAGAAGTTTGTGATATCACGTTCACTTTCAACAATGTAGTCGATGTAAAGTTTAAAACTGTCGGTTGGAATTGGAAATATTCTCAATTTGTTGTTACCAAGAATTTCAAAACTGTAACTACTCTTACGAACCATATCGTTGAACTCAATTGCTTGTACACGTTCCAAGTCTTCAAAGATTGGAGTCATCAAGAATTGTGTAGCCGGACTATATGCACTGAAACCCATTTCACTTAGTACGTTACTATAACTCATACCGGTCATACTAAATGGATCATAAATACGAGCAATTGCTGGCGGTCTTTGATGGAAAACTCTCTTCACTTCAATACGAGAACCTGTTAAGTGCTCAATATCTTTTCCTATCAACACATTTAGGTCATATACTTGATTTGTGTTAGCTGGAGCAGCACTGCCTGTTATACTGATATAGTTACGTTTTACTTCGTATTCACCACCAACAAGTGCTTCTGCACCATATTGTTTGCTTAGTTGTACAACAAATGGCAAACCCGTACTCTTCATAGCCAACCCAGTCAAATTATCATATTTGTTCTGTGGCAATCCTTGTAAACTAACAAGATTGTTTACAATATTAAATTCGTTGATTACACGGTTATATTCAAGTGTTGCTTCTTCAAAACATGCGTAGAAATTGACATCGATCATTTCGATATCAATGATAGGATATCCTAGACGTTTTGCTGCCCACATAGCGCTGCCACTACAATCATTTTCAAATGTAGTTTCTCCAGCAGCACATGATTCACCCAGATAATAACCAAATGGTACGCTTCCAGTGGTAACACTGCTACCACTCCCAGGCCATCTTACCCGATCTTGATCTAAATTAGCACTCATTAATTATAAATATCTCAAACGTGAGATAATACAACTAAATTAGTGGATTAATAACCAAGTACCCACTACATCTGCTCTGTTTGCACTTTCGTCACCGTCGCCTGGTTTAACTATAACATTCCATTTTGGTTCTTTTCCGGCTGGAATTACTTTCATCTCATCATATGTAATAATGCTATCTTTTGGAACTCCATATTTTGCGGACAATTTATCTTTCAATGTATCTATAGCCTCAGTAGACTTAAACTGAATCTTACCATCCTTATCTTTTATTAGTTTACCTTTTTCATCTTTCAAGATCAAATCGGTAAACATTGGCTTTGGAACTACGGTGGAATGTTTAGTACTCTTTGGTTGGATTTGCTTTTCTTGGGATGGAGCAGCTCCCATACTAAAATTCATCTTGAAATTGTCAGGTTTGTTTCCAGTTGCTACACCTGCCATTTTTGTGTAAGCGTAAAAATCAACTTGAGGAAACTTTCTAGCAACACTATAAGCTAAATCAACATAATCTGGACTAAAAAAGTCACCAGCATCATGCCATCTAATTACTACTTTAGCTCCTTTTTTAGCAAACTTATCTACTTCAGTTTGTATTTCGGATTCTAACTTTGCTTTAAATCCTTGTGGATCGTTTAATAAGAAATTCAATACTTTGGTTTGAGACATCGAACTCGCTTTCCATTGCACATATCCACCTTTTTTAGCATAACAATATACCTTACAAGCACCTGCGCCTGGACAAGTGTCTACTACAATAAAATCGCCTGTCTTTTCATTTACAGCCAATCCCTTTAATGCTGGCAAACCTATATTGTAATATTGTGCAGTTTCTCCGCCACTGTGTGTAATCTTTTCGTTTTGTTTTAACAACTTTACAGGACGAGTAATAATTGCTGCTTTTAATTTATCAAGATCAAACTTACGGTCATTTTCGTCTTTAATTTCAATATTGCCTCTATGCACATAAGGCATTGTGTACTTATCTAATTTTGTCTTTTTACCAGATGCTGTCTTTGCAAGATAGTCTTGCATTTCGTCTGGAGTCATTGTACGTGTCATTGCACCTAACATATCCGCTTCTTCTAGACCAGAAGAATTAACAAACTGATCTAGTGTCATTATACTATCGGTTGGTAATCCCAATCCTTCATACATTTTTACTTCTGTTAATAAATCAATAAATTTCATATGTGTTTTGTTATTTTTACTTTTAAATTACCAGTGCCTTTTATTACACGGTGATATGTTTCTTTAGGTATAAATATTGTTTCTTTAAGTAATTGTGGTAAATTATTATCTAGTTGAAACTGCCAATCTATATTTTCTACAACTTCTATAGTTCTATCTTCACGATCTATATGCCATTCTAGTTCGTGAGTATCTACATCAGTACTAAATTCTCTTATATACTGATTGTTACCCAACGACTTTTCTGTGAATGGTAAATCCATTACCAATACTTTCCTCTGCCTTTATTACCAAGAGATCTCATTCTGTGACTACGGCAACTCCAGTATCCAGCGGTTGTACGGTCTTTCTTTTGACTACATCTGTGTCTAGCAGCAAAACTCTTACGACGAGCCTTGTTACCAGCTCTACTTCTCATATTTGGGTCGCCAAATGTTACTTTTTTAACTTTACCATTCTTGGATTTAACATACACAGCATACTTTTTAGGACCGCCTGGAGTTCTAAATGGTCTACTTAAATTAACGGTACGTCCTCTATGCTTAAGTTCCATTAGTAGATCTTCTTCTACTTCAATAGGTGCATCCAAATAAACTTCTCTACCTTCGAAGAGTTCTTTCTTACCAAGATCACTTTCCACCAATTCAGCGTCCGAATCACATAATTCAATTTGGTTGTTATAATACAAAGTACGAACTTCTTCCAACAACTCAAAGTAACTATCGCTATAAGTTCTAAAAATGTTTTCACTTAGTGGTATTTGTTTTTCAAGATGATACTTGAGATTTGTGCTTATACCCACGGTTTGGATAAGAGCCATACTACATAGCTCTTGATTTTCCATCAAATCGCCTAATTTAATCATATTGATAAATATTAGTTTAATTATAAAAAGTAATATTTATATTATATGAACTACAAAAAGCAACTTTTTTATACCATCGTAGTGTTAATACTAACGGGTTGTATTTCCTCCGAAGTTAAACCAGCAAAACAAGTTACCGCAGCACAAGACGCGGTTGCTAAACAAGAAGCCAAAGTAGACAATACAATGGTGGAATTAGAAAAAGTAGAAAAGAGTAAACGAGTACAAACGTCGTCTTTATCTATAGGTATTCAACACTCTTTGAGTCAAGTAACCAACGCACCCATACAAGTTGATACTGCTAAAGCACTAAATGAACGTGTCATTTCCATAGTTGGTTCACCTCATATAGATGAAATCAAACGTATCAAAGCTACTGTTGATCTATTGAATAGTCAAGTTGCTGAAGAAAGAAAGAAAGGCGATCAGTTATTGTCGCAACGTGATGAAATTATAAACAAACTACAAAAAGAAAAGTCTGCTTTGAAAGAAAAGTACGACGATGAATTGTGGCAAATGACTGATAAAGCAAAAGAAATTGCAAAAGAAGCTGATCAAAGCAAGGCTACTTTGGATGCTATGAGTGGTATGTTTGGTCTTAATGCTGTATTTTGGGGTTTAAAG